GGTAAGGGCGCTCACGTCCTCGTGATCGACGACCCCGTGAAGAACGCGGAAGAGGCGGACAGCGCCGACGGCCGCGAAAAGACCTGGGAGTGGTACCTGTCCACCGCCTACAGCCGCTTGGCCCCCGGTGGCGGCGTGCTGGTGATCCAGACGTGGTGGCACGACGACGACTTGGCGGGCCGCCTGCAGAACATGATGAAGCTGGGCGGCGACGAGGACCACATCGACCAGTTCGAGGTGGTCAAGTACCCGGCCCTGGCCGAGCAGGACGAGTGGCTGGATCCCGTCACGGACGAGATCGTCCGCATTGACGCCGGCAAGATGGCGCAGGACGTGCTCCGCAAGGCCATGGTCAGCGCCAAGGTCATGGCGTTCCCAGAAGAGGCCCGAGAGGCTGCGGCGAGGGCAATGCTCAGCGGCACGGATCCGAGCCATTTGCGCTGGCTGCGCAACATGGGAGACGCGCTACACCCGGCGCGCTACGACGTGGCCAAGCTGCTGCGTATCAAGGCCCAGAACAACGGCGGGCGCTGGTGGGCAGCCCTGTATCAGCAGAACCCGGTCCCTGACGATGGGGCGTATTTCACCCGCGAGCAGTTCCGCCGCGCCCAGCCGCCAAGGGTCAAGGACGCCAACGTCTACATCGCGTTCGACTTCGCCATCAGCGAGAAAAAGCAGAACGACTACACGGTCGGCAGCGTCGGGCTGCAGGACACGAACGACATGCTGCACATCGCTGAGGTCTTGCGCTTCAAAAGCGGGGACGCGTTCTTCATCGTGGAGAGCATCCTGAATCTTGTCGTACGCTGGTATAGTCCGAGTCTGATTCTGGGCTTTGAGGACGGGCAGATCTATCGAGCGATCGAAGCGCTGCTGAAAAAGCGCATGAAAGAGCGGCAGCTCTACCCGTCCATCGAAGTGCTGAAGCCGATCACCGACAAAATGGCGCGTGCCCGCCCACTTCAAGGCCGAATGCAACAGGGCATGGTCAGTTTCAACGACTCGGGTGACTGGTACGACGTCGTGCGGCAGGAAATGCTGCGCTTCCCGGCCGGCGTGCACGACGACTGCGTTGACTCACTGGCCTGGATGACGCAGCTTGCCATCGGGCGGGCTGCACCTCTCAAACCGCGTGCTCAGAGGATTCCGTCATGGAAGGACAAACTCAAGGTCGGTGGCGCAGCAGCGTCGCACATGGCAGCTTGATGCGCACAGGAGAACCGCATGGCCGATAAATGCGCCGAACTGATCGCCCGCTGCTTCGCAGCGCGCACCGCCGCCCACTTTGCCCACTTCACGACCCGCTCGTACTCCGCGCACATGGCGCTGAACGAGTTCTATGACGCCATCGTCGAGGCTGCAGATACGTTCGCCGAGTGCCGCATGGGCGTGGAGGGGCCGTTCAAGAGCTTCCCCAACGTGCCTGTGCCCACCGGGGAGCCGGTGGATTGGCTGCCGGATCTGCACCAGTGGATCAAGGCGCACCGCACCGAGTGTGCAGACGGCAGCACGGAGTTGGCCAACCTGATCGACGAAATCTTGTCGGTGATCGACAAGTCGTTCTACAAGCTCAAATTCTTGAAGTGAGTCGCCTATGCCGATCGACGCCGCCCTGTGCACAAAAATCTGGTACCGCTACGCCTGGGCCCGTGACAACGGGCACGCGCAGTTCGTCGAGAAGGCGGACAAGTGCGAGGCGTTCTTTCGCGGCGACCAGTGGGACAAGGCCGACAAGACCAAGTTGCGCCTGCAGCGCCGCCCGGCACTGACGATCAACAAGATCATCTCGACCATGGCCAACGTCATGGGCGAGCAGATCTACAACCGCAACGAGATCGCGTTCCGCCCGCGCTCAGGGTCGCCCGCCGAGACGGCCGACGTGCTGACGAAGGTCTTCAAACAGATCAGCGACAACAACCAGCTGGACTGGAAGCGCTCGGACATGTTCGCCGACGGGATCATCACGTCCCGCGGGTTCCTCGACGTCCGCATCGGGTTCAACGACAGCCTGCAGGGCGAGGTCGTCATCGAGAACCTGAACCCCAAGAACGTCATCGTGGACCCGGACGGCGAGCAGTACGACCCGGACACGTGGAACGAGGTCTTCACGACCAAGTGGGTGACCGCTGACGACATCGCGGTGCTGTACAACAAGGAAGATGCCGATCTTCTGCGCAACCGCGAGCAGAGTTTCTTCCCGTACGGCTACGACAGCATCCAGTCCACGCGCGATCGCTTCGGTGACCGCTTCAACCCGATGTACAACGGCACGTACGATGAGTCCAGCGTGATGCGCAACATCCGCTTGATCGAACGTCAGTACCGCACGCTGGATAAGCAGAAGCACTTCGTTGACCCAACCACGGGCGACATGCGCGCCATCCCGGCCGACTTCGACCGCAACCGCATCGCGTGGTTCGTGGAAAAGTTCGGCTTCAAGGTCGTCCCGAAGATGGTCCACCGCATCAAGTGGGTCGTGATCGCCGACAACGTGGTGCTGCACGACGACTGGAGCCCGTACAAGCACTTCACGGTCGTGCCCTTCTTTCCGTTCTTCCGTCACGGCACCACGATCGGCCTCGTGGAGAACCTCATCGGGCCGCAGGAGCTGCTCAACAAGGTCTCGAGCCAGGAGCTGCACGTGGTCAACACCACGGCCAACAGCGGCTGGAAGGCCAAGGCCGGCGCCCTGGTGAACATGAGCGCCGAAGAGCTGGAGCAGCGCGGTGCCGAGACCGGCCTCGTGGTCGAGGTCAATGGCGACCCGGACAAAGACTTGGTCAAGATTCAGCCCAATCAGGTGCCGCAGGGTCTGGACCGGATCAGCTACAAGGCCGAGGAACACCTCAAGGGGATCTCTGGCGTCTCGGACAGCATGCAGGGCCAAGACCGCGCCGACGTCGCCGCCAAGGCGATCCAGGCCAAGCGTCAGGCCGGCAGCACGAACTTCGTCAAGCCTCTGGACAGCTTGACGCGCTCCGACTTCATCCTGGCTCGCAACATCCTGGACTTGATCCAGACGTTCTACACCGAGGAACGCGTCCTGACCATTACCAAGGACAAGCTCACCGGCGAGGAAGAGACGTTCACCATCAACGGCATGAGCCCCGATGGTACTGTCGTCAACGACCTGATGCTCGGTGAGTACGACACCGTCACTTCCAGCGTACCGCAGCGCGAGACCCTGGAGGACAGCCAATTCGACCAAGCCGTCGCTCTGAAGGAACTGGGTGTCGCCATCCCGGACGAAACGCTGATCGAGAACAGCCGCCTGATCGGCAAGCGCGAGATCATCAAGAAGATGAACGCGGCGGCGAACAGCCCCGAGGCGCAGGCACAGCGAGCGCTCGCCATGCGTGGCCAGCAGGCCGAAGTCGCCAAGACGGAAGCAGAGGCCGCTGGCAAGCAGGCCGACGCCGGCCTCAAGCACGCCAAGGCCCGCAAGGAAGGCGTGCTGGCTGAGAAGGAAGCGGCTACGCCGCCAGAGGACAACGGCGCCCAGGCCCAGGCGATGAAGGTGCAGGCCGACATCGCACTCGATGAGAAGAAATTCCAACACGAGATGAGCATGGAAGAGCGCAAAATGCAGTTCGAGTTCGGGCTGCGCCAGATGGAGGCGCAGCAGAACGCCCGCCTTCGCGAACAGGACGCCGCCGTTCAGCGGGCCGTGGCCGTGAAGCAAGCCAACCAACCCAACCCCCAACCCTCCAACCCGAAGGAAACAGCATGATCAAGCTGCACTGGATGTTCAAGCGCTACATGGAACCTGCAGGCGACGCCGACCAGGGCGGCGCGGGCGGCGGCACAGTCGACCGCGGCGACAACTGGACGCCCACGGACGATGAAGTCAAAAAGCCCGACGTCAAGCCCGACGTCAAGCCGGACGCCGACACGATCGGCGCCGCCGACACCTCGCTGCGCGACGGCGGTGGCGGTGACGAGAGCGACGTGGACCCGGACAACCCGGACAAGGGCAGCGACGGCAAGGCCGACAAGGACGACAAGGCCAAGGCCGACGCGCGCATCCCGCTCAGCCGCCACAAAGAGATTCTCGAGGCCGAGCGCGGCCGACGTGAAGCTCTCGAGCAGCAGCTGTCGAAGTTCCAGCAAGGCCAGCAAGTCGCTGCCACGAACGACGAGATCACTCAGCTCGAGGACAAGCTGATCGCGAAAGAGACCGAGTACAACAAGGCCGTGGCAGACGGTGAGCTGGACAAAGCCAACAAGTTGATGCGCGAGATCCGCACGATGGACCGCGACATCAACGACAAGCGCACCAACATGAACATCCAGGCCGCGGAAGCTCGCGCCGTCGAGCGCGTGCGCTACGACACCCTGGTCGACCGCATGGAAGAGGCCTACCCGCAGCTGGACCCCAAGCACCAGGACTTCGACAAGGACAAGACCGCTGAAGTGCTCGAGCTCAAGGCCGCCTACCAAACCACGGGCTACACGCCCTCGCAGGCGCTGCAGAAGGCTATCAAGCTCATCATGCCGCCCAAGACCCGCGCCCAGGAGACCGCCGCCGAGGCCACCCCGCGCGTCAGTGCTGAGGACGCGGCCAAGGCCAAGGCAGAAGCGCGTGCGGCAGAGCAGCGCAAGAAGAACGCGGACGTTGCCGGCCGGCAGCCTCCTGCGACGACGAAGGTCGGCCAAGACCACGACAAGCTCGGTGGCCAGATCAGCGCGAAGGACGTGCTCAAGATGTCGCAGGACGACTTCATGAAGCTCGACGAAAAGACCCTGGCTGCCATGCGCGGCGACGAACTGGAGGCATGATCATGGCTCGCATCCACACTGACCACAACGGCGTCTATGTGAACGCCATCAGCGGCATGGCAGACGGTACCAGCGTCGAAGGGCATGTGTACGACGTTCACGCCGGGCGTTACTCTCTCCGCCTGTCGTTCCAGCTCGGGCCGATCAAAGAGGCCGGCGTCAACGGCCTGACCAACGAGGCCCTCATCGCGGTGCTGACGCATCGCATGAAGGTGCTCAACAGCAAGTTCCCGTGCGCTGAAAACCAGCGCGCCATCAACCACCTCGAGCTGGCCGCGCAGGCGCTTGAGTCGCGCACCAAGGACCGTATCGCACGTGGGGTCGAAGGAACCCACGCCTCTTAACTTTCGGAGACCGCCGTGCACTACACCTCGAACCTCGTTTCATCCCCGTCCAATCTCCCTGGCTACCGAACAGGCGACACCATCAGCATGGGCGACGGCTCGGCGTGGGTCTACTACGAAGGGGCGGGGTGGGTGCCCGACGTGTCCTCGGGCGCGGCATTTGCCGCGCCCAAACCGAGCGGCAACGACGACACCGCCATCCTGCAGGACTTCCTCGATACCATGGGAGCGGAAGCCGCCGCCTCGAAGCGCCGCCGCACCGTCGAGCTGTACGGGCAGGCCCCGTACCTCGTGAGCGGGTTGTGGCACCCTGAGTTCATCCACATCAAGGGCAACGGCACCACGTTGATCAAGACGACCAACGCCGTCTACACCAACGGGGCCCTGTTCACCAGCCCTCTGTCGTCGGTCATCCGCGCCAAATGGAACAAGAAGAACGGCAGCTGGTACGGTTCGGCGCGCTTCATGGGTCTCGAAGACATCACGCTTGATGCTGCGAACAAAGACTACCTGTCCGTGATGGAGTACTTCAACGTCGAGAACCTGCTCATCAAGGACGTGACGCTCATCGCAGGGCTGTGGTCGCAGAACTGGTCCACGCGCATCGGCGGAAAGAACATCACGATCATGAACCCCCGGGTCCTGGGCGCCACGCGGGTGTTCCAAGACGGGCTGCACATCCTGTTCGGCGAAAACATCCACGTGATCGGCGGGTACATCGAGGCGGGCGACGACTGCTTGGCCTTCGGCGACGATCAGATCACCAACAGCGAGTATTACGACGATCAAGGGCTCAAGAACTTTTCGGCTGTGGGTGTGTCTACGCTCGGCACACGCGGCGCGGGCTGCAAGGTGTACGTCCCGGCAACCAAACCGTTCGCCTCTGCACTGGGGTACACCAAAACAGGTCGCGTCTCCGGCGGTCGCATCTCGTTCACGGGTCGTGTAGGCCAGCTGCGCAACGGCGGCGTGTCGCTCATGAACCACGCTACCCCTGACACCAGCGTCATCTCCGATCTGCGCGACGTGCACGTGGAGGCCGACTTGGATGTCGGTACCGACGGCACGGGGGTGTATTCGGCGATCCCGGGCACATTGATCGGCTCGCCATCGGCCGTGTCGCTCGCCAGCGAGGCCATCGTCACGCTCAACGGTCACGGGTTGACCACGGGCAAAGTCGTCTCGTTCATCAACATCCCGTCCAACGGCATGCAGAACCTGTCGGGCTTTTACCAAGTCCGTATCCCGACCGCCAACACGTTCGGTCTGAGCGACATCGCGTATCGTAACAACGTGGGTCTGGACAGCACGGCGTTCGCCGCCTGGACATCCGGCCAGCTGGTGCATGTGTCGTCGGGCACTGGCTACACCGTCGGCGACGACCTGACGTTGTCGGGCGGCTCAGTGCAAGAACACGCTGTGTTCCGCGTCACGCAAGTCGGCCCCAACGGTGAGGTCGAGGCGGTGCGCCCCATTTCGCGCGGCAAGTACACCACTCTTCCGCCCACCCCCAATTCGCCGACAGGCGGCACCGGCACCGGCTGTCAGCTGTTCCTCGAGCTGACCCACTCCGGGGTGAACGCGTTCGGCGTGATGAACGTGGGCACGATGGACACCTCCGTCGAAGCGAGTCTCGTCATCAACGACACGACCGGCTCGTCCACACGCTTCGGCGTCGGGTCCTTGCAGGACGTCCAGGGCACGCAGACGAAAATCAACTGTCAGAACATGCCCGGAAACGGCGGGATTCAGATCGCGAACGCTTCGACCGTGCACAAAACCCGCGATAACCGCATCTCGGGGCACCTCGTCAGCAACGCGGACGTGTCAGTGGTGAACGGTCATGTGATCTCGTTCAACGCACGCGACACGGTCCTGCACGACTGCTTGTTCGAGGGCGTGCAGCCCAACGTGGCAGCGATCAACTTCGGGTTCAACGGCAACTTCTGGCAAGAGCACGTCTTTGTTTCAGCGACTGATTCCGTCGACGGGTTCGGCGCCTATGAATGCCCGATCGGCACGCCTGCGGTCGGTTGGCGTGCCGGTGACTACGTCGGCATCTTTGACAACGTGCTGTCAGGCGGCGGGTCTCTGAACGGCTACTACTGGATCTACAAGATGTTCGGCGAGACGACCATCTACCTCAAGGACTTCAACAACGAGGTAGTGGGCTTGCGCGGGGCCACCGTTGTCACTCCCGGCCGCACCGCGCTTACGCAAAACACGATGACGTTGGAACGCGTCACGATCCGCGGCGGCGCGTCGTCGTACGGCATCGGCGCGGCGTCGAACAACCCCCTCCGCGTCAACGGACTGGTCATCAAGGACAGCGACTTCAGCGGCGTAATCACGCCGCTTGCGCCGAACGTGATGAACTTGCCCATCATGTCGGTAGCGAACACCCTGGGCATCACATGTGACACCCGTGTGTACAAAGCTGCCTCCGTTACGCACAGCATGCTGACCAGCCGCAAGATTGTTCTGCAGCCCAGCGCAAACCTGACCATCAACGCGCCGACATCGGCGCGCAAAGGCGACGAGCTGGATGTCACGATCGTGCACCCGGCGGGCGGAGCGGTGACGGTGACCTGGGCCTCGGTGTTCAAGAAAGCCGATGACGGCACGGCCGCTGCGGGCTCCACGGGCAGCACGCGCTTCGCGTACGACGGCACGAAGTGGGTACAGAAAGGCGGCGCGCTCGCGTACTTCGCGTGACCCGTTGCCAATCAAGAACAGCCCGCATCGCGGGCTGTTCTCTTTTGTGTAAAAAGTAGATTACACTCGCTCCCATCGTGCGAGATGACGACACATTCTCAGTTCGCTGGTCGTGGCGAGACACGACAAATGCCAGTACTTCAACCCACAGTCAAAGGAGAGCCCCATGGCACTCACGAACTTTGGCCTGCTGACCAGTGAACAGAAGACCGTTTGGTCGATGGACCTCTGGCGTCAGGCCCGCAACATGTCCTTCGTCAACCGCTTCCTGGGCAAAGGCCCCAACTCGCTGATCCAGCACATCACCGAGCTGAAGAAGACCGAGAAGGGCGCTCGCGCAGTCATCACCCTGCTGGCCGACCTGCAAGGCGACGGCGTGGCCGGTGACCGCACCCTGGAAGGCAACGAAGAGGCGATGCAGACCTTCGATCAGGTGATCCGCGTCGACCAGCTGCGTCACGCCAACCGCCACGAAGGCCGCATGGCCGACCAGAAGTCGATCGTCGAGTTCCGCGGCAACAGCCGTGACGTGCTGGCCTACTGGCTGGCCGACCGCATCGACCAGCTGGCCTTCCTGACCATGTCCGGCGTGGCCTACACCAAGAAGAACAACGGTACCAACCGCACCGGTTCGGACCTGCCGTTCCTCGAGTTCGGCGCCGACGTGGCAGCCCCGTCCGCCAACCGCCGCCTGCGCTGGGACGGCACCAACAAGACGCTGGTCGCCTCGGCTGCCACGTCTGCGTTGGCCGCCGCCGACACCCCGACGTGGAACATGTTCGTGCAGCTCAAGGCTTACGCCAAGGAGCGCTACGTTCGCGGCATCAAGGAAGACGGCGGCGAGGAAACCTACCACGCCTTCCTGACCCCCTCGGCGTTCGCGAAGCTGAAGCAGGACCCCGACTACATGCTGAACCTGCGTCACTCGCAGCAGGCCGACAAGAACAACGCCCTGTTCACCGGCTCCAGCGTGAAGATCGACGGCATCTACCTGCACGAGTTCCGCCACGTCTACAACACCCGCGGTGCCGCTTCCGGCTCCAAGTGGGGCTCCGGCGGTACCGTCGACGGTTGCCAAGTCCTGTTCTGCGGCGCGCAGGCCCTGGGCATGGCAGACATCGGCGCCCCCGAGTGGGTCGAGAAGGGTTTCGACTACGAGAACCAACAAGGCATCTCGGTGGGCAAGATTCTGGGCTTCCTGAAGCCCAAATTCGGCAACATCTACGAGGCCGGTTCCGTCGAAGACTTCGGCGTGATCTCCTGCTACGTCGCCCAGTAACGGGCCAGGGCCGGCTGACGCCGGCCCGTAGCACAACCAGCTCATGAAAGGAGGCCAGTCATGGCCAAGCTCCTGAAGAACCGAGGCCTGCAGTACGCGCTGTCGGCTGAGTTCACCCTCAACGTGACCGACACCATGGTCATGACCGACGGCGTCGAGAAGTTGTTCTCGGTCGCCGCCCCCGTGGCCGACATCATCGGTCTGCCGCCCAACGCTGTTGTCGTCGGCGGTGACGTGACCGTTGAGACCGTGTCGAACGACACCGGTACCGCGACCATCGCCGTGGGCGACTCGGCGTCGGCCAGCCGCTACTTGGCCGCCACCAGCATCAAGACGGCCGGTCGCACGGCTCTGGTGCCCACCGGCTACCGCGGTTCTGGTGAAGACATCCGCATCACCCTGGCCAACCAGAACGGCAACGCCACGGCAGGCACGGTGACCGTCCGCGTCCAGTACGTCGTGACCGGCCGCACCAACGAAGTCCAGGTCGCTTGATCTGAACAACCCACGTCAGGGCTTCGGCCCTGACTTCTAAGGAGCCGAACATGAAATTCATCTCGAGTCGCGATCGCACCATCGCGTCGCTGACCGGCCACTCGATCGAGTTCAAGAAGGGTGTGCCGACGTTTGTCCCCAAGGAGATGCACGCCGAAGTGCTCAACCTGGGGTGCGTGCCCGAGGAAGAGCTGCAAGACAGCACCGACGACAAGCCTGCGGTCGAACCGACTGACCCGACCGAACGCCAGGACGCGCTGCTGGCTGCCATCGCGGTCATGGTGGAGCGCAACTCCCGCGACGACTTCGGCGCCAACGGTGCTCCGAGCATCAAGGCCCTGAACGACGCCCTCGGCTGGAAGCCCAGCGCTGAAGAGCGCGACACTGCGTGGCTCGAGTACCAGACCAAGGACTGACATGACCGGCCAAGAGCTGCTTCAGCTGTTCCGCCAGGAGATGAACGATCTGGCTGCGCCGTACCTTTGGTCCGACGCAGAGATCCTGTCGTACATCGACGACGCGCAGATGATGTTCTGCCGAAAAACGGACGGGATCGCTGACGCCTCGACGGCCAGCATCGTCAACATCGAGGTCATCGCAGGCCAGGACTGGTACACCACCAGTCCCCTCATTCTGAAATGGCGCACCGCTTTCCGTCGGGACAACGGACGCCCGGTCGATCTCGTCAACATCGAAGACACCGCGACCCAGGGCATGCGCTTCGATGGGCGCAGCGGCCCGGTGGGCGCGGTCGTCATCGGGCTGGAGCGCACCAAAGTCCGCGTCTGGCCCCTGCCCTCTGAAGACGTCGTCATCGAGACCACTGTGTTCCGCCTGCCGCTGCAGCCGGTCAACAACGCGACGAAAAACGAACAGCTCGAGGTCGACGTGCAGCACCACCAGCACCTTCTACGCTGGGTCAAGTCGCGGGCCTACGGCAAACAGGACTCCGAGGCTTTCGACAAGACGAAGGCGCGCGAGTTCGAGCTATCCTTCTTGCAGTACTGCGAGGATTCCAAGATCGAAGACCGCCGACTGCGCCACAAAACGCGCGTCGTAGCGTACGGCGGCTACTAAGGAGCAGACGATGCCAGTGATCACGATGACCACGAGTCGCACGTACGCGGGCTTGTGGCTACAAGCCGGCGTGTCGTACGACCTCGACACCTCCCCGGCCTCGGCCCTGGTTACCGCCGGCTCGGCGACATACGGGGCGCCGACGAACTCCGCCATTCAGCAGCTCGTTTACGTCGGCGCGACGGGGCAGCTGCAACGAGCAGGATCAAGCGCGCTGCTGGTGAGCGGCGCACCATTCGCCCGCCGGACCCTGGTGGTGGACGGCGACTCCCAGAGCAAGAACGGCGACGTCGTGTCAGCGGGTGCCTACCGCCTGCTGTCGTCGCGCGGCTACTGGGTGCACTGCTTGGCCGAAATCGGCTGGCCGTACGACGTGGTGGCCGTGTCGGCAGTCCCTGGCGAAACCATGCAGCAGATTCTGGCGCGCTTTGATTCGTCTGTCGCCGCATACCGCCCGAACGAAGTGCTGTTGATGCCGGGGCAGAACAACTTGCTCGACACCGACAACTGCGTCGCCTTCGGCATCGCTTTGCGTGAGTACGCGATGAAGTGCCGAGCGATCGGTGCCGCCCTCCGCATCGTGTACACGACTCCGCGGTACGGCGCTTTCAGCACGACCACTGTTCGCCAAAACATCGTGCTGATCCGACAGTACATCGCGGATCTGGTACGAGACAATCTGGCCGTCGCGTCGGACGCTCACCGTGCGCTCATCGACCGCACCAGCTCAGTCGGGTCGGCCCTGTCCGGCATGCTGTACGACCAAGCATCGGCGGGCGTGCACATCGGGGCAAAGGGCGGCGTGCGGATCGGACGCCAGTTCGCCAAAGACTTCGCCCGCGAAAACTTCTCGAACCCGTTCGTACCTCCTGCGTCGAACGTGGACTGCCGGCAGACGTACGCACAGTCCAAACAACTGATGCTGAACCCTCTGCTCTCGGGCTCGGCGGGCACGGTCACCGCCCCCGCCGCAGGTGTGGCACCGGACTCGTGGCAGATCCAGTACGTCCGCTCCGGCACGTCGGCTGCACTCGTGACGATGGCCACCAACGTCGCCGACGCCAGCGATCCTGGCGGCACAGCATGCACGCTGACGTTCAGCGGCACCAAGACGGACGGCGCCGACGACCTCGCCATCCTGAACGCGTCTGCGCAGTTCGTAAACATGGCGTCGGGCGCCGCTCTCACGCCGGGCGTCGACTACATCGACTACGCACGCATGGCCATCAAGGCGACGAACGTCTCGTCGAATTTCTCGTACGCCAAGCTGCAGATCGAGGCACTCAACGGCAGCACCCCTTTGTACGAATCGACGTGCATGGCGGAAAGCGCGTCTGACCCACAAGGCGAGTTCAGCCCGAACGAGCTCGTGTTCCACGCCCCCGGGTTTGTCATCCCGGTGGGTGCCACACGCATTCGCGCCAACCTGAAAATCGGGTACGGCGCGGGCGCCTGCACGGGTGTGTTCACCGTGCCGTACCTCTACTGCCGCATCAAATAACTACCTGCCGTACACCATGAACGACATCCACGAACACACTGCTGATGCCGTCGTCGCCTCCGTGGCATCCAAGGCCACGTACGTCGGCGCAGGAACGAGCTTCATCGGGTGGCTTACAACGAGCGAGGCCGGCGTCGCTGTAGGTATCATCCTCGGTATCGTCGGCTTCATCGTGAACCTCTATTTCAAGCGCCGCGAAGACCGTCGCCAGCAAGAGCAGCACGATGCCCAGATGCGCGCGATTCGAGGGGATTACCTGTGACCCCGCCCGTGTCGACTCAGTTCAAGGCGCGCGTCGCCGTGACGCTGCTGACCATGTCGGCAGCGGCGTTTGTGGCGCGTATGCAGACTGAAGGCTACAGCGATCGCGCGATCATCCCCACGAAAGGTGACGTCCCGACGATCGGCTTTGGCACGACCGAGGGGGTGAAGATGGGCGACAGCATCACGCCGGTGCTGGCCCTCGAGCGCGCTCTGCGCGACGTGAACAAGTTCGAAGGCGCTCTCAAGCGCTGCGTCAAAGTTCCGCTGTTTCAGGAAGAGTACGACCTGTACCTCGACCTGTCGTACAACATCGGCTCGGGCGCATTCTGCTCGTCGACGATCGTCAGCCGCCTCAACGCTCGCGACTACCAGGGCGCGTGCGAGGGCATCCTCATGTGGAAGATGTACACCGTCGACCCCAAAACCAAGATCGACTGCTCCAAGCCGAACAAGGTTTGCGCCGGCCTGTGGACGAACCGACTGGCGCTGCACGAGCGCTGCATGAAGGCGCAGCTGTGAACGCCTACGTCGTCCTTGCCCTCATCGCGATAGCGTCCGCGCTTTCGTTTTTTGCAGGTCAGGGCGCAAAGGAGAGAGAGCAGCTGAAAGCCGAAAAGCAAGCGAGCGAGCAACGGGAACGTAAAGAGCGGGAGTACCGCAAAAGAGGCCAAGAACATGAGGCAATCGTCGGTACCCTCACAGCGCAACGCGACGACGCAAGGCAAAAGCTCGCAACCGCGACGACTGGTCGGCGTTGTCTTGAGTCTCGCGCTGTGCGCGTGCTCAACACCGCCGACCGAGTGCCCGGCACTGCCGAGCAACCTACTGGTGCGCCCGAAGCCGCTGAACGATCTGAAAGCCAGCGGGACCAAGAAGCCTTCGCCACAGACCGAGATGTGAGCGAGGCGATCTTAGAATGTCGCGTCGAGTACAAGAAAATCTCTGACCAGCTCAACGCCATAATCGACATCGAGCTGAGTCGTACCAAATAGCACCACCAGCACCAGCGGGTATGCGCGCAAGCGCGGTGTGCGGCGCTATCCGAGACCTTCGGCTCGGTTCCCAACCCCCGCCAGGGGCCGTGGTGTGAGTCCTTGGCATATCACGGCCCCTACCTATGACCGCCTCAAACCCAATCCGCGTCGGCCCTTTCCCCTTCGGTGAAAACAACCGCCGGTCTCCGCGCGACTTGGTCGAGAAGACGGTCGGGCAGCAGGGGCGTTTTGCGCGCGCCATCGTGAACGCAGACGTTCACAGCGAGGGCCGTGTAACGCGCCGTCGCGGATTCACGCAGGCCCTTTCCCTGACGGATGCCACCGGTGCCGTAGAGCACGCGGCCGGGGCGCTCGTCGTCGATAACGGGCAGATCCTGTTCGTGCGGCAGCAGAACGGCGGGCTGCAGTCAGAGGTACTCGGTGCGTGCGTGCCGGGGCGCCGACCTGCTTTTTGCGATGTGCCGGCCGGCACGCTGCTGTCCGATGAGGATACGATCCAGCTGATCACGCCCGAGAACGAGGTGCGCGCGTGGACGCTACCGCAGCCCACGTTTGCCTGCACCCAGACGACGGGTGCCCTGCCCCCAGGCCTGTACCGAGTGTCGGTAGCGTACCGCGCCGACGACGGCGCGCTGCATGCCGCCCCCGAAGTGCAAGCCGTCGACGTAACGACCGGCGGCATCCTCGTGAGCAACCTCCCAGCGACACTCCCGTCCGGGGTCACCGTCGTCATCGGCATGTCTCGCGCGAACGGCAGCGAACTGATGGAGGTCATGGAGTTCGGACAGGGGTCTACCCCCACGCCGCCGGTCACACTGGCCGTCGCTCCTTCAGACGGGGCAGAGTTCTGGGTAGCCGGACTTCAGCCGATGCCGGCCGGGCGCTTCATGGACACACTCGGTGGTCGCGTGCTTAGCGCGGTCGGCAACGCGGTGTTTTTCAGCGAGCCTTTCTCGGGTCACGTGTGCGCCCGAGATCGAAGCTACGTGCTGTTCGAGCACCCTGTGACGCTGTTGGCGTCGCTCGAGACCGGCACGTTCATCGCCGCGGGCGAAACCTACTGGCTCCCCGGCGACATCGACGGGGCCGAAATGCTTCCGCAGCTGCCCTACGATGCGGTGCCGTACTCGCTTCGCGCCATCCCGAACCAGAACAAAGTGTGGTGGATGTCCGAGAAGGGCATAATCGTGGGTGACCAATCGGGCGAGGTGAAGAACATCCAAGAGGCGAACAACGTTGCGCCACACGCCCAGGCGGGGGCCAGCATGTTCGTCGAGCAGAACGGTCTCCGCCAGATGCTCACGACTTTGTTCGGAGCTGAGCAGTCCCGCGCTGCTGCTTCGAGTTTCATGGACGCGGAAATTGTGCGAAGGAACACCGCATGAACGCCATCACCACCCTCCCTGTCGGCTTCAAATACCTGATCGAGGTCGTCAACAAAGACGGCGAGGTCACGGACAGCGAAATCGTCGACAACCTGATGCCGCTCCAGGGCCTCAACCACATGCTCGGCGTTGTCCTGAAAGGCAGTTCGCAGTTCGCCTCGTGGTACATCGGGCTGTACAAAGGCGCCTACACGCCGAACACGAACGACACGGCCGCGAACATCAGCGCGAACGCGGTTGAGTCGTCTGCTTACGGCTCCAACCGTTTGGCTTTTGTCGGCTCGACGGTGACGGGCGGCGTCTGCGACAACCACGACAACAAGGCCGAGTTCACGATGGCCTCAGCCGAGACCATCTACGGCGGTTTCCTCGTCTCGGCACAATCGGTCGGTAGCACGGCCGGCGTGCTGCTGTCAGTGGTCCGCTTTTCCTCGCCCAAAGTCCTCGACGTCGGTTCGATCCTGCGCGTGACGGCCGGCATCTCTCTCGTCTCCACCAGCTAAGGAGTCCTCCATGACCTTGAAAGTTTCGACCGGCCTGCGCAACAAGCTGCTGGACACCGGCTCCCTCGCCACGTTGATGGCGGGCGGTCTCATCAAAATCTACTCGGGCACCCCGCCGGCCAGCGCCGATGACGCGGCGTCCGGCAGTCTGCTGTGCACGATCAGCCTGAACAGCACCGGCACCGGTGTGAACATGGCCAGCACCGCGACGGGCGGCGTGCTGGCCAAAAGCACGTCGGAGACGTGGTCAGGCGTCGTCGCCTTGTCGGGCGCTGCAACCTACTACCGCCACGTCGCCGCCAGCGACACGGGCGCGTCTTCGACCACCCAGGCCCGCCTGCAAGGTGAAATCGCCACGGCCGGTGCTGAGCTGAACCTGAGCAGCACCACGCTGACGTCGGGCGCGACTCAGACGGTCGACTACTACAGCGTGGCTCTGCCGACGCTGTAAGGGGGCAAAGATGCTGTCTGTGTTCGATGACTTTGCGTCAAACACCTCCGTGCTCAGCACGAATTCATCGACGCTAGGGGGCCTGATCGGCTTCCAGGCAGCATCCGGTGCCAAATGGCGGCGACCCACAGGGTCGCCCGCGTCCACTGCGCAGGTCCTCTCGGGCGGCACCATGTACCCCGGTGCGCGCTTCACGTCCCCTGGCTCGGGCGTGGTGGATCCGCGTGAGTGGTACACCACGCCTTATACCGAATCGGTGCTCACTGACTTTCCGGGCGACCCCAACGCACGCGATGCCGACATCGGCCTGGAGTTGCAGTACCAGATGCAAGCACCGTCCACAACCGGGACGCCGTTTCCGCTGGAACTCACGCATCATTACGGCGGCACGTCGGCGCAATCCTATGCACGGGACTGCTCAGCGGCCTCTGCAACGGTCACGTCGGTGCAGATCAAGGTCACCCCCTCTGGCTCGACGCACGCGATTCAGGTCATCGTTTGCAATGGAGGCACCCGGTACGTCATCGACGCTACGTCGAGCGGACTGGTTGCAAACTCGCTGCGGTCTACCGTGTACGTGCGGCTGAAAGACACGATGGCCAGGGTGTACGTCAACGGCACCATGACGAACGAAGTTGACGTCGGTGCCCGTCGAGCACGCATGCCCTTTTTGATGACGGTGCGAGAGTTCGGTGCATACCGAACGACTGACATTTACTCGGTGCGCATGTTCACCATCCGCGGTGAGTACTTCCCGATGGACTTGAGCACACTGCTACGCGACGAGATGGAAGGTGCCGCAGGCGCAGTACCGACAGGACGAGCCCCCGAGGTCACGGCGTTTGGCAACTGGGTCAACGACACTGACGCCAACACGACCGCCGTGCTCAACGGGGCCGGCAAGCTGTACATGGAGAACCGCCTGAGCTATTCCGGCAGCGATCCGGTACTCGACGGCACAGGCACCAACACGCGATACCTGCCGTACGGCGGCCGTAACGACAAAGCACTGAAGGTCGGCGAATGAGTACCTACCCATCCGAGTTCACGCTCGACCTGATCGTATCGGGCATGTCGAGCACCACGAACCCCATCGTGAACGGAGTTGAGCAGCGCGTGCACGGGGTAGACATCGTGTTGACGATGGGCGAGGACTCCGTGGACCCTGCGCACCAGAGCTACCTGCAGCTGTGCTGCTTCCGCAACCCAGATGCCCCTCACTACGACACGTTTTCCGACATCGTCGTTTCCTCGCGGTACATGCGCTACACATCGGGATCATTCACCGAGATGTGGGCGTCTGCGTTGTCCTATACGCGCAACTACACATCGAACTACCCCGACTCGGGCTCAAACCTCGTAGACGACATTGCCGTCACCTTGTCGTTCTCGCCGACGCTGCAGCGGCTGTATGTCAACGGAGCGACGCAGTCGACCACGACCAGCCTGATCGCGGTGCCGGAAGACGAGCGACGTGCACACCGCGTCGCCGTGCGGGCGTTCGGCTCAGGGTATGTGGAGCGACTGCAGATCGACGGCAACACGACCCGTACCCCCGCCGTCGCACGAGAGTTCTGGACCTTCTTCAACTTGACGAATGAAAAAGTTTCCGTTCCCTAAAGTGCTCGGCTCGCCGTCCCCGGTGGGCCAAGCCGCTTCGCGGGCGCTCGACATGGTTGACGCCCCTTTCCTCACCCGCCGCGTCGGCAACACCATCGCCGACAAAGCGGGTGAGTTCTCTTACGTGCGCACGATCGAGACGCCCGACGACCTGGGACTCGTCACGGTGTTCAGTACGCCGACTGAGCAAGACTTCGCGGAACCGTCAAACAAAAAGCCCCTCGTGAGCCGAGCCCTTACCGGCGGCTCTGCATCAAAGGGGACAAACGTCACGAGCGCTATGGGAGCCGTGCCGGCGGTACCGACGATCCCCGGAGCGACCAAGTCGTTCATCAACGGACGGACGGGCGCAGTGCATGTGGGTGGGGGGTACGTCCTATGGTGCCGGCAGTCCTACCAACGCGACGTGCCGTTTACCAACTGGTCGTTCATCAGTACGTGGCCCGTACTGACGTACGTGAAACGCCCAGGCACCGAAGACGAGCCAGCAGAAGATTCCAAGTCCGTGTCATACGCGTTGACGGGGGCAACCTCATTCCAAGAATTGCGCTCAACGACAACACACTCCACGGCCAAGCATCTTGCCGACATGTCCATGAGCGCCGCGCCATACGGGGTCTTTGCGCTCGGGCAAAACGATGACGGAGACTACGTGTTCGGTGTTAGCTCGCTCACGTACACGCTGGGTGTAGGGGTGTACCGTCACCAGATCGCCATCGGAAACACGAAGACGAAAGCACTCAGCACCAAGTTCACGCGAAACTGCTCGACGTTGCCTGTGGGGTCCGGACGAAGCAGCATGTCGCGTGTGTTCTGTACCGGGCGCGGTAAAGCGCGAGCGCTGTACGTCACCTGTACAGACGCCGACGTATCGGCGAACAACGTGAACAACCTGTCCGTGTACACGGTACGTACGGACGACTTCGGAGAGACGTGGTCCATCGTCCATGAGCCGGTACTGGAGGAAGTCATCAGCCCGTGGGTGACGGCAGACCTACTGCCATACAACTCGAGCGCACTACAGGGCATCGAGCCCCACGTGCTGATCGGGTACATGGGCGCGGGCAAGCATTTTCTGTACTTCAGCGCGGGGGACACGACCGGCTATGTCACGCAGGCGGCGCCGGGGCCGAACACGACGACACGCCCTGTCCTGTTCATCGGGGATGACGACGGGTACACCCAAGCATCCTGGCCTGCCGACGCATGGCGCTCGCGAGTCACCGGCCCACTCGATGCGCGAGGCCAACGCGGGTGGATGGGGCGCAGCGGCACGACGTGGCGCTTGCCGTACACGGCTCTGGACTTGTCCTCGTGGGGGCTGCCGTCGGTGGTGATGCCTGCGGACTTCGTCCGCAATGATCTGTACAGCCTGACGTACTACGGAGACATCGCTGCCGGGTGCGCGGGCCCGACTGTGTCTTGGGCGGCCGACAACGCAGCCAAGAGCCAGCACTGGTCGTTCGGCGAGGGGTGCATCATGGTTCCGATCCGCCACTGGAACCCGAAGGCCTGGAAGATCATGCTGACGACCGACTTTGGTGCTACGTGGGTGACAAAAGACCTACCAGAAGACCTATGGCCCGCGGTGTACCGCAGCCCGCCGCTGGTCGTGCAGAGCCCGTGGAAAGACGGAGTCTCTGACGGCTCGATCTTGATCGGGCAGCAGGTATCAGGGAAGACCGAGATCGTCTGGTGGAAGACGACCGACCTGTTCGACACGTTCACGAAGGCGCTCACGGTGTCGGCCGGCGTAGACTTACCGTACGGAGAATTTGACCCGGACGGATGCGGCGGAGACACGGGCTTGCTGATCATGTCAAACAAAAAACTGGCCCCTCCGTTCCCGGCCTTCCCCAACGATTTCAAGGGTGAGTAAATGCGCAACGTTCTGACCAAGGTCTCGTACACCTACACCCTCCCCGGCTCATCTGCTGTGCCGGCCAGTCCTGGCCGCCCGTACATCCCTGCGCACTGGGTGACGGAACAGCAGCGGGTGTGCAGCGTCGTCAACTACGACCTGTACGACACCGGGCAGTCCATCGAAGAGCTGGCCCAACAGCTGCTCACCATGGGCGGCGCAGGGTCTGACCTCTCGTACAACGTCAACTACGCGATCCTCTGCACACTGCAGAACGTTTCGCGGTTTGTGCCGGAGCAGTCGTACATCGCCCCCACGCCGTACCGTGCGTCGGTCCCGCCCACAGTGGTGACGGAGTACAACCTCGGCTGGACCGGCACGGCCCGGTCCGTAGACGTGCTGCTTTCTGACGGGCGCGTGTCGTTCAAGGCGGACACCAACAACGTCGGGGCCATGGTCGGTCTGCTGGAAGCCGCGTTCGTGGGGCGCTGGACAGCACTCTACGACTACACCGTGATGTCTCACAACTTCTACATCCAGGGTCGCACTTACGCGATCTACGAGAAGGGTGTGCGCCGCACGGAAGACACCGTGTTTGCATCCGGGGACGTATTCGGCATTCGTCGAAAAAACGGCACGGTGACATACACGGTCAACGACACGACTGTGTTCACGTCGTCCGCACCCAGCACGACACCTGTGTTCCTGCTCGCAAGCTTGTACTCCGGCGGCGACTATGTGTACGACCCGATCCTCACGGCTGAAGCGTCCGGCGCCTCATCTATGCAGCCGTTGCGCAGCGCGGGCGGTGAGGGCGCGTACGCCGCTGCCGCCGCGTACATGGCCTCGTTGCGAACTGCCGGCGGCGGGCACTTGATCGCCACGGTCTCGTGCACCATGCAGCCGGTCATCGCCCTTGCGTCCGCGTACGGGCGCCCGTACGGCCAAGCGACGACTCGCCTGCCCGCGCTGACGTCCGACGCGTACACCAGCAAAGTCGTGCCGCCTTACGGGCTGTCGAAAGGGTCCATGGCCTACCTGACATCGGCCGCGGTCGGTACGACCGGAGGCGTGATCAGCGGCAACCTCACCATGCCGACGTTTGTGTCGCGCGGTAGCGATCGCGTGTACGGCGAAGCAGTCGTGACCCTGCCGCGTCTGTCCTCGTACGCCAACGCCTACGAAGGCAACGAGAACGCGTCGATCATTTCGCGCACCATCACGGCCCACGAGATCGCCGGCACACAGATTGCCTTTGCGGCCATCAACATGACGGCATCAGGCACAGCCACACTGGCCGTTGCGACCGTCATCGACAGCGACGCTTTTACGCGAGCGACAGCGAGCGGAGACTTCGACGTCGTCGAGCTGATCGAAGCGATTGCCACCAGCCGAGCCGAGACGTATGCAGGGGTGCCGCTGTGGGACAACGCAGGCGAGACGATCGTCGTGAACGCAGACACGTCGGCTTTCAGCCGCTACGAGGGGTACGGGTTCTTGTCGTACTTCCACATCGGCGACGACGTGTACGGGCTCTCGCGGGACGGCGTGTTCTTGCTGGGCGGTGACACAGACGCCGGCCTGCCGATCCAGGCGTCCGTGAACGCAGGCGCGGTGGACGCAGGCACCTCGCTGCTCAAATGGGCGTCGGAGTGCTACCTCGCGGCGGCTTCGGACGGGCCACTTCGCCTGCGGGTGACGGTGGGGGATAATGCGTACCTCTACACCGCGCGAAGCAGTAGCCCTGAGATGCAGATGCAGCGCGTCGACATCGGCAAAGGGCTGCGGGCCACCTACTTCGAGCTCGAGGTCATCAACGACAATGGTGACGACTTTGAACTCGACCGCATTGAGTTCCGCTCGGCTCCTACCTCTCGGAGAATCTGATGGCATTCACCTACACCGGCCCTTCCGTCGCAGCCGCGTTCGTCACGGGCGTCTACAACGAAGCGTGGGACTTGGCGTTTCAGAAATCCGCCGACGCCCTGAGCATGTCTCAAGACGCGGTGGACCGCGCGTCCACGCCCTCGCTGATCGTGTCGACGCCGCAAGCCGCGCTGCCTGAGATCCCGTCCACGCCGAGCCTGACGGAGCCGATGTCGATCGCAGAGGCGACAGGTCTCTACACGTCCACGGTCAATGAGATCAAAGCGCTGCTGACCGACAACTTCACGTCGTTCATCAGCGAATACTTCGGCAACACCGATGCGTTCACCGCTGCCGGCGACTGGCTCAACAAAGCCATCTCTGAAGGCGGAACCGGCCTGACGCCTGCGGCGGAACAGCGCATCTATGACCGCGATCGCGACCGCGTGCTGGCAGAAGCTCGACGGACTGAACGACAGGCGCTCACGGGGTTCTCTGCCAAGCGCTACCGCCTCCCGCCCGGGAGCATGATGGCCAGCATCGCCAACATCCGCCGCGAAGCGGGTGACCGACTGGGCGACAACTCCCGCCAGCTCGCCATCCAGGCGATGACGCTGGAGATCGAGAATGTACGTTTCGCCGTCGAGCGCGCCATCACCTTGCGCACGCAGGCGCTGCAGTCGGCCGGCGAGTACATCCGCGTGCTGGCCCTGGGGCCGCAGACGGGCGCTGCGATCACCACTGCCATGCTGGACGTCCAGGCCAAGGCCGCTCAGACGCTGTCGAGCTTCTACACGGCTCAAGTGGCCGCAGCAGAACTTCCGCTGCGCGCTCGCCTGTCGAACGCAGAACTGGTCCAACGCACGAGCGAGGCGAACCAGCGGGCCAGCGTCGACGCCATGAACCAGCGAGTTCAGGCGACAATGGCAGCAGCGCAGTCCCTGGGGACTCAGGCCGCTGCCGCTCTCAACGGACTGACTGCTCAGACTCAGTTCTCTGGAAACGAATCTCTGTAAGGAGCCGACATGGCAACTCCACGAATCCCCGGCCTTGAGGTCGACGAGCTCAGTCCGACGATGCGCAGCGCTCGCCCTATCCCGGGCGTGGAAGTCACCGAGTTTCACGCACAGCCGAACTCGGCGGGCCTCCGCAACCCGAACGTTGCAGCCGGTGCACCGAGCGCTGAAGCGCAGGCATTCCGCGCGTCGCAGCAAGCAGGCGCGATGCGCGCGCCTCCGTCCGTGCCTGGGCAACCGACCACCTCGCTCAGCGGCTTGCGCTCGATGACCGGCGCCGCCGGCAACACGGTGCGCGGGGTGCTCAACAGCAGCAAGGTGTCCGGGATGCTCAAGGCCGGCGGCGCTGTGGCTGCAGCACAGGCCATCGGCGACTCCATGCAAGACGACAGCACTGCCCGCTACGCGAAGCGCTTCGGCGTCAGCGAGCCCACGGGTGACGGCAGCATCGGCGACATTGCCAAGTTCGCCGCACTGCGCGCTGGCGGGTTCGCGTCCGACCTGGGAAACAACCTGACCGGCGGACTCGCAGGCAAGCTGTTCCGAGACAACCCCAGCGAACCCAACGTCGCGCCGATGTCGTTCGCAGCGCCCGCTGCCGGTACCGCTGACTTGCGCGCGCCCGTGTACCCGAGCAACACCCCGCCGGGCAGCGGCCCGCAGGTCACGAACGACTTGCCCGCGGGCTGGCAGGCTCGCGCCTTGGACACCGCCAGCGACAACAGCGTGCGCCGCGTCACCACGCCGGATGGCCGCACGCTGTACACCAATGTCGCAGGGCCGGACAACGCCGCCTTGATGGGCATGCGCGGCGGCGCCGTGTCGATCGCCCCGGGCGTCCCCACCGCATCGTCCGTGGCCCCCACTCCTGCAACCGAACCGATGGTGGCAGGCGGCGGGGCGGCCAGCTTGGGCGGCAGCGTGCCGTCCCAGGTGCGCTCGGCTCAGACCTTCCGCGATCAAGTCGCTCAGGGCAACGCCCAGCGCGCTGTGACTGATGGCCTGCGCAGCGGCAGCGCGCGTGAGCGAGCTGCAGCCATGCAGTTGGCCGGGCAGCTGTCCGGCGACATCGAAAACACGGCGCGTGCATCCGCTCGAAACGAGGTCGAGCAGGGCATGAACGAGATCAACAATGCGACCGCTCAGCGAGGCCAAGACACGCAGCGCGCGATCGCTGAGGGGAACAACGCTGTCTCGCTGCGCGGCCAGGACGTGCAGGCCGGCATCGCCCGCATGCAGGGGCGCATGGCGCAGATGAAGGACGATCGCCAGTACCAGCTCGACGTCGCCAAGTTCGGCGAAGAGCGAGCCAAGACCATGTTTGGCCAGCGGCAAGACGCGCGCAACAATTTCAACGAGTGGGCGAAGTCCGCGTTCGTGACGCGCGACAAGGACGGCAAAGCGATTCCGGACGAGGCCAAGGTCGCGGATTTCAACACCGCTGTGAACGCCACGCTGGGCAACATGATCACGCGCCTGCAGCAAGCGGGCGACGCCGCCAGCGTGCAGAAGGCTGAGCGCCTGCAGCAGCTCGGCATCGCCGCTCTGGACGAGCAAGACAAGCAGACCCTCAAGCAGCTGTTCGATCGTCGCAACCGCGTGACCGAGGCCCGTGGTCTCATCCCTGGTACGGCTACTGCCAATCGCTCGGACGACCTGTTCGATTACGCCATCACTGGCACCGACGCCGGCCTTGTGCAGAAGCGCTTCAAGATGGCAGGAGGCGGCAGCATCGGCGTCAACGACCTCCGATACGCAGACGGTCCGGCGAACTATGTCCTGCCTGACCTCTTCAAGGCCCCGACCTCAACACTCGGCCCGACTCTGGAAGAGCAGGCCGCCCTCAAAGGACTCCGATAATGGGCATCCTCACCGACACCATCAAGCAGCTGACTCCTTCCGAGGGCGTCGATCAAGGGCAGACTCTCGGCGAGGCGGCGGGCGCGGGCTTGCGTTCCGGTACGCTGGGCATGGGTTCGCAGCTCGCTAGCCTGGGCGGCGCAGTCGCGAACGAGCTGGGCGCTGACGGTCTCGGGCGCGGACTGCACGACAAAGCGACGGAGCTGCGCCAGCGAGCGGCCGAAGCCGCACCGCGCGTGCAGTCGGTCGACCAGATCGGATCGCTGCGCGACGCGCTGGAGTTTGGCGCAGGTACGGTCGGGCAGGCCCTGCCGTCTGTCGTGCCAGCCGTCGCGGCCGGCGTCCTGACGCGCAATGCAGGCCTGACGACGCGCATGCTTGCCCCCGCCGCCACGTTCGCCCCGATGGAGATGGGCGACGTCGTGCAGCGCCAGCAAGACGCAGGGCAGGCTGTGAACCTGCGTGACGCCGCGTTGATCGGCGGCGGTTCCGCGGCCCTGCAAAGCGTCGTGCCCGGTGTCGTCGGGGCCAAGCTGGCAGGCCGCGCTGCCGCACCGCTGGTGGCGGGCGGCGGCCTGCGGGCCACCACCGCGAAGAACATCGCAGGCGCAGCCCTGGGCGAGAGCGCCACCGAGGCGGGCGGAGAGGCGTTCAAGCAAGTGGCCATGGGCCAAGATCTCGACGCGACGGCCATCCGAGACAACGCCATCGCTGGTGCCCTGGGTGGCGCAGCCTTGGGCGTGCCCGGTGCTGCAGGCGACGTGGCGGCGCGCGGCGGCGCTGCGGCGCGGGCTGCCGTGCAGGGAATGTCCGAAAAAGTGAAGGCTGCGCCCGGAGCGCTTAAAACCGCCGCTGCGGGCCTGAGCGATCAGGCAGTGTCGAGTGCCCGCCGGGGCGCTGAAAACGCCGCCACGGGCGTATCCGAGGCCCTGACGGCCGGTAAGACGGCGCTGGATGAGACCGATCTGGCAGGCGTGGCGCAAAATGTCAAAAACGTAGGCGCGGATGCCGGCCAAACCGTGCTCGACGCCCTGGCAGGCCTCAAGGGCAAGGCCGCGTCCGCCGCCGAGCGGATGACTCAGGGTAAACCCTTGGAAGACGACCCGGTGCTGACCGAGGGCGACCCCGCCAGCCCTGAGTTCCAAGCGCGCGTGCAGGAGATGGACAAGGGCCACGCGGCCAAAGCCAAGGAGTTCGCCGACGGCCTCTTGGCCAAGACCGACGCATGGTTGACCCCCGAGCGCCGGGCTCAGCTCACCGAGGCGGCCGGCAACCTGGGCGACGCAGCCAACCGCGCGACCGTGGCAGGCATGCAGAAGGCCCGTGAGGGCTACGACCGCGCCAGCACGATGCTGCGCAGCGCGACCGACGACATGCGCGCCTGGGCCGAAGCGCGTCTGCCCGCTGCCGACAAAAACGCCAAGCAGTCGAAAGTGATGTCCGGCCTGGGTGCGCAGATCGACGAGAGCGTGGTCTCGCGCGCCCTGAACAATCACGGCGTGGAGGTGGACCCTGAAGTGCGCACCGCGTTCAGCAGCGCTCTGGCCAACACCGTGCGTGCCATGACGATCGGCGAGCGCGTCCCTGCTCGCACCGTGAGCATGCTCGATGACGCATTGGGCGAGCACTCGTCTGCCGTGATGGAGCAAGTGTTCCGCGCGACGTTCCCCGGAGCGACCCTGCAGCAGCGCGATGCGTTCTACAAGGGCCTGAACAACGTCCTCGACACGCGTGACAGCTACACCCGCGTGATCGGCCGCATGACCAACGCGCTGCAGCCGGAGCAGGCCAAGTCTGTGACCACCTCTGACATGCGCGCGCTGTACCGCGCCGTGCGTGAGTGGGATGCTCGCCCCGACCGAGGCACGGCCGAAGACCGCTACCGCTCGCGCCAGATCATCGAAGGCATGCGCGAGTACTTCGGCGAAAAGACCGACAGCGTGCTCGAGGACATCCGCAAGAGCCGCCTGAAGGAAGAGCAGCGCGTTGACACGGCCAGTGACGAGGACGGCGCCGACTTCGACGACGGCCTGACCGAGACCGAGGTGGAAGACCCGGACCCCAAAGACCCGGCGCTGGCCTTCGAGCAGCAGAGCCCCGAACAGAGCAAAGCAGACCCGAGCGCACCCCTGAGTGCCGTCGGTGTCAGCCGCATGCGCTTCAAGGGCGGCAAGGGCGCGGACGATCGACGCACGAGCCCACGGGCGCTGCGAACGAACCCGGACAAGCCCGACAGCGACATCTTCGACACCGTGGCCATGACCAAAGTCATGCGCACCTCGCAGCCATATCAAGACGGCGAGGTGAGCGGCCAGCGCCGCGATGCACGCATGTTCAACGAAGCCGTGAGCCGCCTGAGTGAGAAGCTCGGACGCAGCGTGGACGTGCCGGACACGGCGGTGGTCAACGAGAAGGGCATG